GTTACCTTCGATGAAGTTGTAGTTGGTGTATTAACTGCAGAAATAACTGGAGTGGTCAACACTTGGTTTGTAATAGCGTTCAATTCAGAATTACCTGATTGTGCAACCATGTTCAAACTTTTAGATAACACAAAGGCTTTTAAATTAGCCAATGTGTAAGAATGACCAATTTTGTAGGCAACTTCAAACATTGATTTTTCCAAATCTGTGCTTATGAAGTCAATACTCATAATTGTAAATTTATCCTTGTTGGAAAGTTTTATTGCATCAGTTCTTAAACGAACTAGTACTGTTCCTGCTGGATTAGCGATAATAAAGTCTACCATTTTATTTTGTTTTATTGTTTAAAAATAAATAACTCATTAAAATCCAAATGTAGATAAAACCCTATCAACTTCATTGTTAACTACTAAATCTGAGTCAGTTGCTTGGACAGCTTTTTGCGCAAGGTTTAAAGTCGTTAACCCCTTGTGTATCCATGCTAAATCTTCACTATTTTGCCCCACTCTCCTAAAGGTGCTGTAAGATCCTTGTGTTGCTATTTCATATTTCTTTTCATCCCTTGTCATACCTTCAAAATAGCTGCTCTTATGTACATATTCATCAAATACCTTTTTAGCACCCAATTCTTCAAACTCTATTTTTGCCCTAGTTTTAGGTAAATCGTAAGGTGTTGGCACATCAATTTTTTGCAACCTATTTGGTGAATTCACTTTACTATTTCCAGGAGTGGTTTGTTTTGCATCACTTGCCTTAAAGTTTTTTACTATGTCGTAAATTTCCATCGGCATAACTCCAGTAAAGGCACTACTGAAGCCATTTGCAGACGGAGTAGCCCATCTAAATGGTATGGTTAAGTACCAACCCCCCTTTTTATTAAATTTAACCTTAGAAGAATTTTTAAAACCTTCCTTCATGTCAAATGGTGATACACCATTTTCAAGCATATTGGCAAATTTACCAACCAACACAATACTCTTAGCACCAATGCCAATATCAGCCATAAGTAAGCTAGAAATGTATTGGTCTCTAGTTTTGTTCAATGCTCCCTTTGCTTCTTCCACCCATTGTCTGTATATCTCCAACGTCAAGGCACTTGCACATGAATCAGCTAAAGATTCAGTTTGCTGTTGTGTTAATTGAAATTCATCAATGGTATCCTGTAAACTAATATTTATTTTTATAGCACCCATCTAATAATTATAGTTCGGCTTGTCTTTGTTGTAGTCTGTATTATCAAACAAACCAACACCGTCATAATTAGGATCGTCAAGTACATAATGTGCTTTTCTAGCTATGCAATGAATTGGGTAATTGTCAGTAGTATCGGAAGATCCGCAATCCTTATATGTCCTAACTTTAACCAAATCCCTATTAATGTCAATAACATAAAATGTTGGGTTGTGTGAATAGCGTATACTCACTCTAGGAAATTCATCATCTGTAATTGCATCTAGTACAGAAGCTGATATTTTAATTTTGTTGTATTCAATTGCATATTCATCTTCTTCTAATCTAACTAATGCCTCATCAATGCTTTTGAATACATACACATCAAATACTTGTATTGGCTTGTAAGTTAAAAAAGAAAAATACAAATTTGCGCTAGATTTTGAAGTCATGAATAAATTTTGGCTAAACCATGCTTCAAGTTCTGTTAAAACAATTTTGTCCATGAAACCTAGCTTATCTGAGGCTTTAGCCGTAACGCTGACAGTTCCAGCATCCGTCATACTCCAGTTTTCGTACTTGCTTTTTACACCAATTCCTTGACACAACAATTTTGTAACAACCTTGTCTATATGAACCCAACTAGTGCCACCACAATTCAAACAACCACTACTAGCTTGTCCAGTAGCCTTTTCCTTACAAGGGCAACGCAAGGCTCTTTCAACATTTGCTTCATAGCCATGTGTTTCAATACTTTGTTCAAACCAATTTTTTGAATAACCAACTTGTGGAGTAGTTATAACATTGGGTGTTTCAGATATAAACGCTTGTTTGTCATGTGCTCCCATAATTATATAATTTGGTTTAAGTGGTTTTTTAAATCCAATATTAAATTCATACCATTGAATTGCAACTTGTCAGCCATTACATAATTGTCATGCTCGTCTTCATCTAATACTATTGTGGCTTTGTCGTTAATCAAATTGCTAACAAAGTAATACAGAATACAATCTGGTAATTCCAACCTATATGGATTGCCTAATAAAACATAATCAACTTTTGGCTTTAATCCAGTTTCTTCGTATGTTTCCCTAGCACATGTTTGTAATAAGGTTTCACCCTCTTCCCTATGACCTCCAGCTGTACACCAACAACTTGGATGTGAACTTCTAATGCAACGCTTCAATAACAATATTTTATCAACGCTAATAATAATGTTGTTCACAAACTCTTCCTTCTTTTCTTTTTTAAAAGAGTTGAATATTTGCCTTGAAATTATTTTATCTTTAGGGTTTATTTCGTACATTTTAAGTCCTCCGTTTTTGCTTTTTAAACTACGTTAAAGGTAATTCCCTTGTAAGTACCCCTTATCCTTCCATAAAGGTCTTTCAATTGCTCTGTAGACGCTTTTATTCTTTGTTGGAATATGTTACCACCATTCATTTTACTTACAGACTGACTAAGACCGTCAAAACCTAAACTTTGACTAGCTAAACCAAACGCTGAACTGCCTCCAGGACTTGATATACCCATTTCAAGTATTCCTAGTAAATCTATAGTAGTAGCCAATCCTATGAGGTTAATTATGCCATCTGGTATTCTGTCAAATCCAGTAACGTATGTAACATCCCAATAATAGGGTATCATTCGAAACCCTCTGAAATTAAACAATTGTGAAAATTGCACCCTTTGGTAATCAAAATTAGTAGAACCACCACCATTGGGAACTATGAACAATTGGTGATTCGGCGTATTGTCATTACTATTGCTTCTTTTAATAGTAAGCCATTCTATAGGGTATGTAATAATATTCCTTTCATTAAACCTACCTTTTAAGCCACAAATACTATTGATTTGCCAACTAGTTTGAATGTAACCCCAACTTAAAAATTCTTCAGTAATTAAATCCTTTTGTTCCCTAATTTTTTGTTTGAAAAGTTTAATACCAAATTCGTTTTCAAACAAGTCTTGCCATGCTTTAATTTTGTTGGTAATAACTTCATCTGGTAATGACGCTCCAGTCACTGGATTGCATAACGGCAACCCCCATAAGTAATTCAACTTAACATCATCGGAACTCATAACTAGGCTGTCATGGGTTCCGAGTGTTAAATCGTTAAATTGTATGTCTAAATTAATAGTTGCCACTTATTTAGATTCTTTTCTTTAAGAATGTTTTAAATGCTTTCTCATTTTTGGAAAACTTTTCATAGCCTTGTATTTTGGCTGTCTGAGCGAACTCAGCCAACTCTTCCAAATTCATTGAATCAATTTGCGCTTTCATTTCCTCAATTGCTTCAATTTCTTCTTCCGATTTTTCAGGAGCAACACTAAGTTCCCATTCTTTGTTTTCACAAATAACTTTAGCTACTTCTTCAGTAACTTCAACTTCACAATTTTCATCCAACTTTGTTTTACCTACAATTGGTAAATTCAATTCCATGTTGGCATACCCATTGTTGGTGCATCTTACTTTTACGTTTTTCATTTTAAATAGTTTTTTTATTAATAAACTTAATATATCAAAAAAATGGTGAACCGAAGTCCACCATTTTCTAATTTAAAGGATAGATACTATGTGAGGTCAGTTCCAATGTTTATAAAGCGAACCATTTTCCTAGGAGCATAAAGGAACGGAGTACCATAAAGCAACACCATGAATCGGAAGGCTGGACCAACAACTGCCAAATCCATTTTCATAAGTGGAGCCAATTGCTTGAATTCCATTACCTCTTCGCTTTCTTCCATGAGTAACGCTTGGTTGGTTCCTGGCATGAAACGATTGCGGTCACGAACATGACCTGCACTACCGCCATCATATCCTGCTGTCAATTGGGTTAATGAAACCGTGAACAATGGGCTATAAACCGCATTGCCGACTGTCGCACCCGCTTGGCTTCTATAAATTTGGAAGCTAGTTGCATTATACGTTGAAGCTGAAGCTGTGAACGTAATGTCAACAGCACCTCCAGCGACAATTGTTGCAGGAGTAGCAAAGACTGTCAGCACACTTTCGCCGTAACGATTAATGGCTGATACTGCATAGATATAAGTTCCTGCATCAGAAGCGAACCACTTACCCAATGCATCAGTTGCAACTGGAGTAACCGCAGACACAACTGGAGCAATTGGAGCATTCGCTGAAGTTGCACTAGAGGCTGAAGTTTTGGTCGGATTCTTGTTGAAGAAAATATCGTAGTTCAAATCAATGTTACCAAATTGGGATTCAAAAGATTTTACTCTTTGTCCCATTACACCATCGGTCAAGGCATTGGTATTCGGCTGAATGAACTTGTTACCATAAAACTTCTTTACAAAGTTTGATAACACTACTGGAGGAGCATACAAGGCTGTAGCTAAACCGAAGTTTTCAATAATACCATTAGCACCGCTTTCAATGGCTTCTTCAGACAATACTTTACCACGCAAATCAATCACGACTTCGCTATTCATGTACTCATTAAATGAGGCAAATGCATCGTTGGATTGATGCTGTGCAATGAATCCGTTAAACTCTTCAGGAATCATTGCTTCGTTACCGAAGTAAAGACCACGATTAAGTTTACGCAACAACCACAAAGTACCATTCTTAGCTTCTCTGTCAATAGCATCACCAATCATGGTATTTACTAAAGTCATAGGATGTGTAACCGATTTGGTAACACCTAAGAATTTAACCAACTGAGCTCTACGAACATAAGTGCTGTCCTCTTCAACTGGAAGTTCACCCTCTCGGTTAAAACCACCTCTATCAGCACCATAAGATACTAATTGGTTATACTCTTCAACCGTATTATAGGCAGGAGTCTTTTTGATTCTAGACCAGAGCGTTAACTCTTTTTCTGTGTATGTCAATACTTTCAAAGTCTTGTCGAGACTTTCCACTTTAAGCGGAGCACCTGATGTTGTGGTCAAGTTAGTAGTCTCGCGACCTGTGAGGTTTTGTGCTTCCAACGCTTTGTTAAGGTTATCAACCTCTTGCATTGTGGCATTTCCTCCAAACATAACTTGATTGTCAGCACCAGAATTGTAGTTTTGTAAATCTACCATTTTGTTTATAATTGAATTGTTTATTTAAAAATTTGTTTATTAATTAACTAGTTGAATTCCAGTTGAAGTTTTGATTTCGTCAACGATTGCTTTTTCCAATGTACCAGAACTTTCAAATGTTGTCATAGCCTTTGCAATCGTTGGATTGAAACCCTTTGCCCCAAATGCTAAATTGTCAAGTACTGAAAGCACCGCACCTTTCTGTTTTGAAACAGATAGCGTTTTTTCACTTTCTTCACCATTAACACCTTTTTCAAATTCATCCTCAATACCTTTTTCAAAAGAACGACCCAATGGCTTGGAATTGCTTTTGGTAATACTTTTAGGAGCAGGAGCGGAATCAGCAATTTCGTTAAGCAATTCAGCTTGGCTATCTAAGCTTTTTTCCAATGCATCAAACTTCTCATTAAACTTGTTAATTTTGTCGTTCAAACCTTTAAGTACAATTGCCAATGATTCACTCAAGCTTCCCTTTTCCATGTTGTCATTCATTTCAGGTTTTGCTTTTGGCTTCGCCTTAGCTTTTGGCTTTGGTTTTTCCTCATATTCTTCTTCCTCGTTTTCATCAGTTTCAATTGCATCATTCGGATCAACTTCTTCTTCAGCTTCATCATTTTTCATATTTTTGTTTAAAATATCGTCACTCAATGAGTCAGACATTTTACCTAGTGCTTTTTCCAACACTTCTTCAGTAATGTTTGCCAATTCTGAATTTTTTTGATTTTTTTTCATTGTACTATTTATTTTATTGAAAATTTTGTTTGCGTTCAGTAAATCTATAACTCCAAATTTTGAAAATATTTTTTCCATTATTTGTGCCTTACTCAAATAATCTTTTTTGCTTGAAACTTTGTTTAAATCAACCAATTTGTTATCCAAGTCTTCCTTAATTAATGGCTTACCATTTATGGTATCAAGTGCTTTGGTAATTTTTATTTGATAGTCCTTATCTACAACTACTCTACACCCATCTGGTCTTGTAATGTCAATAATGTATTGTGTACCACCATTTGCTCCACCATTAGAGACTTGTTTTAGTAGTTCGTCGGCACTAGTGTCAACGCTATCATCAAACTCGTTAAATGTGCCTTTAATTATATCTATAATGCTGTCAGGATTTTTAGGGTTTAAGGTAATAGCCATATTGGTAATCATAGCTTTTTTAACCTTAGTTGGATTATTTGGGTCTCTCTCTGTAACAATACCCTCAATGCTATATCCTAGTCTTCTAGTTGCACCGCTTTGTTCAAGTGTTTCACCTAATGCATAAACACCTTTTGCCAACTCACTTCTGTTATAAAGTTTAGTTGAAACCCATAATTTTTTACCAATTATTTTAGCTTCAATGGGTTCACCTATTATTGTTTCAGGTGTCTTACCATGATTCCAATTAACAATACCACGCTCGTTGAAATAACTTAAATCAAACCCACTAGGGTCAAGGTTTTCACCATCAACGTCTTTTCGCATTGTACTTGCATAACCGCCGAACTTCATTTCCACTTCACCAGATTCGTCGGTTCCTTTTTTCATTTCGTCAATTGGAAACCAGAATCTAAATTTTTTGTCAGCCATGTGAATATTATAAATCAAAAATTAGAACTCTAAATACCATTAAAGAATTTAAAGTTTTCAACTAAATTTAATTTATTTATTGTATCCAATTCTGAAGGTACTAAACCTAAAGATTCAACATACTTTTCAAATTTAACATCTACAAATAAATGCTTTTCAGCCTTAACTGCCATTTGCAAAACTTCATTTGGTAAATCATCAAACTTACTGCATTTACTATGCACACCACCAAATGATACATTATGTAACAATGGAAAATGTAAGCTATGCCAATTTTCATACAAAGGTTCGTAATTGTCATCAAATACTAGCTTCTTTACTTTGGCTAATCTTTCATCAACATTTTCATTCCTAACATAATCATCTTCTAAATCAAATTGTCCATGAATAATGTATCCACTATTAATTTTATCTAAACTGCAATGGTATTCTGGTATGTATGCAAATCTCATTTTAAAATAATTTTTCGTTAATAATCAATTTTGTTCTATTGTAAATCACTCGGTAGTTTCCAGCACTAGTTGTTACACCATCATAACCTTTATGTATGGCATATATTCCAGCACTATCTCCGCTTTGATCTTTCTTTATTAATTCCATCAAAGCCTTATCGCTTTTTGTTAAGTTTGGATTTGGAATAGTATGTGGATGTTTGTTTAATTCATCTTGCGCTTCCATTGCATCTGAACTAAGCTGTATAAACTGCTTGTCTGAATGCATGTCGGCTTTTGTTAGTTCGGCTTGGAATGGAACGCTGTATTCGTCGTAAATTTTATTAAACAACGTCTTTACATTGGTATTGTAGCTTTTACCATTGGTGTTCCCTGCTCCAGTTAAAACATAATCGTAATGCTCACCCTTGCTACCATCAGCATTTTTTGGTAGTTGTAGCCTAATTGTTTGACCGATTTGCTTACCACTTGCCCCATTTCCAAATTTGTTAAGTATGTCGGCTAATTCAGTTACATGGTGTTCACCCCAATCCCTTTTGGCATGAATTTCCATTGCCTTAACTGCAACCTCTTGGGCATGGTTTCTAGTTTTTGCAAAGTTTATATGGAAATTTTTAGTGTGGTCCTTCAAAGCTTGTGTTGCTTTGTCAAACGCATCCTTTGCCTTATCAAATTTTGGATTAACTATAGTGTTGTTTAGGAAGTTACGCATCTCACTTCTAATGCTGTCTAAATCACCCCATTTGAAATTTGGTGCTGTCATTACCACATGCGTTAAATCGCCATACCCCTTACTATCGCTTAAATCATTTGTTCTAGGTGGAGGTGGAGGTGTGGTGAAATTATTTAAACTATTAGTTTCATTTGCAAAGTACAATCCAGCACCATAAGCTGATTGCCCAACTCCTCCAGTATAGAATTCTGTTCTATCAACCAAACTATCCTCATGTCCAGCACCTACTGTCCTGTATAGCAAATTGGCTCCCTTTTGAGACTTAGACTTAATAAACAACTTATTAAAATCAACATCTGACAATATAGTTGGTTTACCATCAAAACCCCTAGCCTTACACATGAAATTAGCATTGACAAAACCAATTGTATCGTTTTTGCTTTTTCCACCATTTTTATTTTTAATGTAATCGTTTACATCATCCAATATTTTTTCATAGTCGTCTATAACTTTGTAATCATTCTTTTTACTATTTGCAAGTGTAATTGAATCCAATGTATCTTTTGCATCGTCATATTTAATTGGACTATTTTTATTCTTGGTATTCAATTTGTAATTATCTAAAAACTTTTCAAGGCTATCAAACCTTCCAGTCATAGTGTCTAGAAGTTCTTTTTGTTGAGCCTTGTCTAAATAACTTGCATTACTTATTGTTTTCAAAACTTCATCCTTTTTTGGCAATATCAAATTTTCAATTTGCATTGCTATATCGCCCTTAGTTAAATTACCAAACCACTTAGTTTGATTGCTAGTAAATGATAGCATTGAACTTAGTTCACTACAGCTTTTATCAAAATTCTTTGGACCACCTTGTGCTCTGTACAATAGTGAGCCACCATTATCTAAAAAGAATATGTTACCATTTACATCAACCTTAGTATTGTCGTTTTCAACTATATCCAAATTGCCTAGTAATGCATGTGCAACAAATGTTGATTGTAGCAATACCTTAGTGTTTGTGAATTGTGCTGTTCCGCTTATGCTGTTTATATCCTGCAAATTTTCCACAAAACCACTTACCAATACCTTATCACCCTTATCTGTAATAATGGTACTTTTAGGAGCATTTAAACCCAATGTTTCGTATATTTGGTTTGCTAGTGCTTCGTTAGCACATTGTTCACTAGCTTGTTTTCCACCACCACGCTTAACAACCCATTTTACACCATTTTCATCTTCTGTAAGTTCAGCTCCAGTACTACCACCCAATGAAGATATGTGGGTTAAGTCAGCCAAACTTGTCGGTGTGGCATTGGTATTCTTTATTTGAACATTCTTATGTGCTGAAATAATTAAATCACCATTCTTAACCTTTTTAGCAAAGTTTGAAAAAGACATTGTTGTTTTTATTCCAGAACCATAATCTAATCTTATACTACCATCTTTTTCAAAACGTCTAACTACAGCTTTTGCACCATTTTTATCCTCAATTTCATCACCTACTGCCAAACCGCTTATTGCAATGGCATGTATGTTCTTATCGTCATTCAATTCTATGCTATCTTGCTCTTCTGGCAATTGGGTTATTGGATTCACATAGTAGGTAACAACAAAGGTTTTACCATTACGATAAACCAATTTTCTTACAGCTTTGTACTTTGCTAAATTCTTTACCGCTTTTTCAATATCAACATTCCAATAGTCGGTAGCTTCCTCAATAAAACCCTTTTCCAATGCATTGTATGTGTCAACACCTAGCAACTCATTTTCAATTAAGAAATCGGCTGTAAGTGCTGTAATACCTAGCGATTTTGTTAGTGTACAATCAAAAGGATTTGCATTACTAACTATTTTAAGATTGGTTATTTTTAAGTAATTAGATTCACCCTTTTCTTTTATCTTACTTATAATAAAATTACGCAAATCGATCAACTTCATTTGGTGTGCAATTTCAGTACCAACTTTTAGGCTTATTAGGGTCTCATTGTTAATTATTGGCTTTCCATCAACCATTAAGCTAAACAAGTGGTTTAATTCCTTTAACGACGACTTTAAATCGTTTTCAAAGAACTTAAATTTGGAAAGTCTAATGTTAGCATTGCACAACATGTTTTCGTATTCGTAATACCCTTTATTTTCCCTTTGTTGTTCAACTATTTTACTCTTTTTTACCATTTTCTTTTACTTTTTTACATTGTTATTCATAACTCACCTTAACTGCAACCTTGCTTTTCCTTTTGACATTATGTGTATTTCTAACCAACACATATCGTTGTGAAGCACCATCCCAAATACTATCTTTAGGCTTAATAGTTAAAGTACATCTACACCATGGATGAATTGGATTAACACTAGGTTTCCAGTCAATACTTTTAACACCTATGTTATTGCCATTTGATAAAACATCGGTTAACTTAAACACAATTGGTTCACTACCTATATCGCCAGTCAAATACAACCTAATACAATGTTTACATGCCTTAGGATAGACTGTGAAGTAAACCTCAACATCATCACCATAATTTTTAAGCAAATTTTGCGCCCTACCATGTTGGTATGCCG